ATGATTTTTTCTTGTTCTCTTTGCGTTTGTTTTGCAACAAACTGCTCTGATTCCATGTCAAGCTCCTTATCACGCAAGTCTAATTCACGTTTTCTGATATCAACTAACGGATCTTCGCTACCACCCATACCAATAGATTGTAAAAACTCGTTAGCTAGTTGCGCCATAATCTGAGAGCTAAATTGTTCAATAATCATCTGTATTTGTTGTTGAATCTGTTGTGCTTCTTGTGGCGACACTTGTTGCATCTGAGCTTGTATTTGTTGGATTTGTTGTTGCATTTCTGGCGGCATTTGTTCTTGTGCCATTTGCATGGCCATAAATTGTAAGTGTTGCATACAATGCGAAATTATTAATGCTTGCACTTGTGGACTTTGTTTTACGATATCGGTCAAAAATAAACTTTTGTGCGCATCTAAGTGTGCTTGGTGGTTCTGCTCTGCAAACGCTTGAGCAGGTTGACCTAGTAATAAACCAGCGTTTTCTTGCCCTGCATCAATAGGTTTTGGTGTGTTGTCAGCTGGTGGTTGTAACAGTGCATCAACATTGTCAACGCCTAAGGCTGCATACATTCTTCTATAGGCCTCATAAATGCCTGTCGGACCGTGTATTTCTGGATTGGATTGCACCATTTGTAACAACTCTTGAGCCAACGTAACTCTTTGGCTTTGCGAAAAAATATTAGGATCTGAGACAGGTATGATGTCTACTCTATCATCAAAGTCCATTTGCTTTACCTCTTGTGAACCGCTACCAACTTGATAATTATAAACAGGTGGCAGGTATTCACTAAAAACTTTTGCTAATAAACCAAACTCAATACGTTGTGCATAATGCAATCTTTTGTGTATTGCGCTCATAACTTTAGTGCCTCGTTCAAGCAAAGCTACGGTTGTGCCAACAGGCATTGCTTGATTCATGTCGCCTACGTTCATGTCAGCTATAGCTGCAAATCTTTTTCCTGAATCAACCAAAATGCCTAATAACTGCATAAGAACATTGCTAGGCTCTTTTATTGGCAGAGGTATAAGGTTTTCTCTTAAAGATCCTCCCGTGGTGTCAATATCTCTAAACTCTCCGGGTTGTAGCGGGTCATCTTCATCTCTAATACGCATGCCTCTTGCTTTAAAACCAGCAGGAAGATTGGCTAATGTACCAGCGTCAATGAGCTGTCTTAATATTGAGGTTGATGCTTTGGAAAGGCCGCCGATCATGTGGGATAAGCCTAGACCGTAAAAACCTAGTCCTGGTAAAAACTTATATTGAACAAAATAGTTAATTTTGTTCTTCAATATGTCATTTTCTCTATAGTTTCTGCGTATTGAAAGTATTTTTTGCGAATCTTCTTCAATGGTTACAATGTATGGTAGCTTTAATCCTGTAGGCATGCCTTGGGCATCTAGATCTTCAAAACCCTCAATGTCTAAGACTGTATGCACTTCGTAAACCGTTCTGTTTCTATTTTCTTTGTAACTAGGTGAAATACCTTGTATATCATCTATAGCTTCTTCGATCTCGTCTAAGTCTTCACTATATGATCCTGAGCCTATGTCTACGTTTGCATAAAAACCAGAAACCTGTTGTTTTTTGATTTCATTAGCAGACATGCTTATAGAGTGTGTGATTCTTTCTGCTGAACTAATATCTGCTGCTTCGTATGGAACTATAAGATCTTCTGGCGCTACAAACTTAGCCACTGCTCTGTTTAACACAAAATCAAAATATATTTTCTTAAAACAAGAGCCAGCAAGCGGTAAATAAAACAACATTTGATCTAGTTCAGGATCGTACTCGTCCATCTCATTCATAATGTAATAGTTCATAAATTCTTGAACTCGCTCCGCTTGGCTTTCTGTTTCTATAGTCCGAGCACCAACTATTTCTGTTTTTACTGGTCCTTTTGCTGGTAACATTTCTTTGTAGGCTTGTGCTTGGAACTGTGTGACTGCCTCAGCCAGAATAGGATGCACAACGCCAGATGAGCCTTCAAAGGGTTGAGATCTGGTATCGTCAAACTTCATGCCTAAGTATTTCAAGCCATCTGTATATGTTTTTTCCCATTCAGACCTAGATTGTTTGTCAGAGTCTATTGCATCTAAAAGATCGTTAGATATTTTTTCTAAGGTGTTAAGATCTATAAAATCTACTAAATTGGCATCAAAACTCATTTGTGGTTGTGTTGGCGCTTGAATTTCATCGTCTAATAAGACTTGTTCATCATTTACCAACACTTGTGCTGCTGCTTGAATTTGCTCGTCTCTAGTGGTATCAGGAACGATATTTACTGCTGATCCTTGCACTTTTACGTCTGGATCATTATTGGTGCCTAACTTATCTATAGCCATATTAATGTATTACCTTATTTTTAAGATCTTCTTCAAAACCTATTTCTGTCCCTATAATAGCCTCTAATTCACCATCAAGCAAAAGACCATGGTATTCTGCAATAAGTTTTGCAGACTCTAAGCTAGGCGCATGTATTAATGGCCCAATATATTCTGTGCCATCCCACAAAAACCTAGTTGCATAAGTTTTTAATAATAAACTGTCCTGTTCTTCCTTAATAATTTCACCTCATCTTGGTAATCTTCATATAAAGATATGAAGCCACCTTGCCTAAATCTCATTAAAGCCATTGTAGCACTATCGCAATAGTCATCATAATCACCAAAAGGAAAGGATGCCATTTCTTCAATGACCTCCTCAGCAAAGTCATCCTCAGGTGCCCAAACCATGCCTGATTCAAATATCGGCGCAACACTGTTCATGCGCGCTACTTTGTCTTGTCCTCTACTCGGAGTATAAGAAGTTACAGGTATGCCCATACGACGCAGCTCATGCGTCAACGGTGTGCCTGAGGCTTTAGCCTCAATCAAAACACAATCTGGTTCCCAATATCTGTATTCCTCCAAAGCAAGTTTTTTTAACTCTGGAAAGTCGCACCTTACCCTTTTGGCATCTAAAAGTATGATTTCATCATTGTTTTCATCGCCACGATTAAAGATCGCCCATGTTGTTATAGCTGAGTAGTCAGCCGTTTCTTTTTTTGAGAACGCCGTATCATAGCTTTGTATAACATAACTATAGGGCGGCACATCTTCATCTTCCCATCGATTCCACCATTCTCTTTTTACAATAGATCCTTCCTCAGCTGTTGGGTTTTGCATCCATTGACTATTCCATTTAGATATAGGTAATGATGCTTTTACTCCCAATAGTTCTTCTTTCTTCCAAAACTCAGGCCACAACGGCTTTTCTGAATCTGGCATGATTGCAGGAAACTCAACAACTTCCCATTTGTCAGCATTTTCTTCGCCTTGTTTATTTAGCACTTTGCCAACCAAATCTTTAGTGCTCCATCTAGTCATTACTATCACTATAATCCCGCCTGGTTGTAAACGCTGTCGAGGTCCAGATGTGTACCATTCGTATGCTGATTCCAACGCTTTGGGCGAAAGCGCGTCCTGTTCAGAATGAGGATCGTCTATTATAAGAAGATCCGCACCACGACCTGTAATAGCACCACCAACACCAGCAGCAAAGAACTCGCCCTCTTGGTTACTTGTCCAACGCCCGGCTGATTTGTTGTCTGCTTGTAGTTTAAGTTCAGGAAAAATGTGCTGATATTCAGTGCTGTCAATAATATTTCTTACCTTTCTACCAAACCTCACTGCAAGTTCAGCTGTGTGAGTGGTTTGTATTATTTTTAAGTTACCTCTTCTGCCCATCATCCAAGCAGGAAAAAAGGTTGATGCAAACTCTGACTTAGAGTGTCTTGGCGGTAAACAAACAATTAACCTTTTCAGTTTGCCATCAGCAATCTTGTTAAATTTGTCAGCTATTATTTTGTGGTGTCTGCCTTCAATAAAATCTGGCCACATGTGTTTTATAAAACTAATAAAGTCGCTTTGACAGCCATCTTGCTTTTCTAATTGATCGTATCTTTGCAATAAAGCCACAGCCTCAGCTTTATCTTGTTCAGACAATATATCAAAATCTTTAAAAGAAATGTCGCTCATAATCGAGCTGAGAAACAAGGTAGCGACGATATTTTTTGCAACTCAGCTCTAAGCTTTTTACGCCTAGCTGTAGTATTACATACTGTTATACTTCGTGCCATTCCTTGCCTTCAAATAACAAAGATTCAGCCAATCTTCTTCGCTCTAAACCTGGCAAAACAACTTTTTCTCCATTTACTCTTGCTTTATTCCATTTGCGCATTTGATGTGGTACTTCATCTTTTTTATTGTCATTTAAAACTTTTAACATTGTGCTGCTATTTAGGTTCGTTGGGCCTAGGTTATATGTCCAAGCAACTAAAGCATCAAATTCATTTTGTTCTAACGGCACTAATACAGAGTCACTTACATAAGCTCCATACACAGGCAGCTCCTCCTCTAACCACTTATCTGCTTGTTCTTGTGTACATGTGTCGCCTTCTTTTACATTTTTGATTCTACCAAAACCTATCGTCCATTTTCCTGCGGCACATTTATAGGCTTCTAGCTCACACCCTTCGAACTTCTTAATTAATTGTTTGCCTTCTTCTGAAATTTGCATGTCATTCTCCCCATACTTTTGTTTTCTTACCGCCGTCGTAGTCGACTGCAAGGTTTTCTTTTTTAAGCAAGTCTGCAACATTACCTTGATCGCAGAATACATCGCCTAAAACTCTTCCATATTTATCTGTTCCATAAGATCTTAATGTTATATCACCAACCAACCATTCTTTCAATTTTGCTTTTGCTAATAAACCAAGCTCTTTTTCTTTGGTGCGCTCAGGATATTTTTTAATGTTGATCCGGGATTCTGGAGTATCTATTTTGGCGATGCGTACGGCTTTGTTATGTAGTTGCACTGAAAAGCCTAAGTCTATGGTTTCTAAACGAATTGTATCTCCATCCGTTACGGATTTGAGTTTGCACTTATATACAAAAGCCTCTGGTGAGCCAGCCATTAGTCATCACCCTTATGGCTTGCGCCAAAGTAAAAAGATATTATGGCGCTAGCAAGTCCGCCTAGGTAGCCAAGCACCAAGTTAATTAGTGCCTCACTATTTTGTTCTGGTGGTTGTAGCGTTACTAAAAATATATAACCTAAAAAACCAGCTATTGTGGCAATACCTATGATTCTAGCCGTCCAATCTTTGCTAAACATACTTCTTGCGTTTTGTTTATCCTCTGTTTCCAGCTTAAAAACATCAACATCCAGTTCTTTCATTTTTACTTTAAAATCTTGTTCAGCTTGTTTTATCTGCATCATTTGCTCAGGCGTAGCATTTTGTATCGCAGTTTGTATGTCTTTAGGATTATTAGCACATCCCAACACTTCTGAAATCATGTTGCCTGCCATGCCTCCCATCGGACCACCTAACGCTGTGCCGATTGTGGGAGCTACCTGTCCTAATATGCCTTTTATTAAATTTTTCATATTTTTTCCTTAACAGTATAAATCGTTAATTTATCTTTTTTACCTTTTACGTTAATAGGTTTTAGTAATTTTAATACAATTTTACAATTTTTTGCAGTTTGATCGCCAATTAAGATATCTACACCAACTTCTTTGGTTGCCGACTCTAGCCTTGCAGCTGTGTTTACAGGATCTCCAATAGCAGAATAATCAAACCGAGTATCGCTGCCCATATTACCTATAACTGCATATCCAGACTGACAGCCTACGCCTACTGCAACCGGAGTAGATAATGTTTCGTTTAGTTCGGCTATGCCTTTTTGTATATCTATTGCAGCTTGTACCACTTTGGTTTCGTGATCCTCACAATCTAAGGGCGCTCCAAAAATGAACATGCCTGCATCGCCGATGAACTTGTCTGTCATTCCACCTAACTTTTGCACTGCGTTTACTTGGACAGTTAAAGTTTTGTTCATAATATCTGTAACTTCCTCTGGTGATAATTTTTCGCTTAAGGAAGTGAAGCCGCGCAAATCGGTGAAAAGATAACTGCAATATTTTTTCTCGCCACCTAGTTTTAACAAATCTGGGTTATCTTGAAGTTGTTTAACCTGTCGCGGATCTAAATAATGTTCAAATTGTTTTTTAATTTGTTGACGTAATAAATACTCTTTTCTAAAGCGTAAATAGAAAATAACGCTGCCAACAACAAATTCTGACACTAAAGTCCATGAAAAATCCAATAAAATGCCATTTTTAATGCTAAAAACGCCTAAGAAGCCTGTCATGGCCATGAAAATAACGCCGAAGGCTAACGCCTTGGTCATGCTAAGATATGCGCATACAAGCGAAACTGTGAGCACAAAAATCGCAAAAATCAAAATTTCGGCTGCTAACGCCCAATCTGGTATTTTTGGAGAATCTTGAATCAAAATTGACTCAGCTAAAGCTGCTTGAACTTTGTGTGGGCCAAGCAAACCGACAGGAGTTGCAACTTGTGGCATGACACCTGGAGCATCTACAGATACAAAAACAAATTTACCATCGACATTCATTTCGTCTAGTGTGGTTTCTGGAGTTTTCACCCAGCTAATCCATTTTCTGCCTAAGCGGTCAACATCAACTGGCGGTAAACCTTGCACGGTTATTTGTTGCATGCCATTTTCATCTCCTTTAATTATGTAGGTATTAGCACCTGCCAAAACTTTTAAAACCTCTGTGCCATAAGATGAAACAAAACCGTCTGGCGTTTGCATGAGTAAAGGTAAGCGCCTTACTAAATTATCGATTTCGGAGGGAGCTGATGACAGACCTTGGGGGATATACATGAATTGTTGGCTGTTCGTGACAACTCCCTTAGCCATAATACCACTTATATTTTCACCAAGTAAAACAGTTCCGCTAGTTTTTGGATAAAAGCCATTATCATATTCAAACATAGCTAACACGCTTGGACTGTAGTTTAGTGCTTCTAGAAACACATCATCACCACCAAAACGATCTGCTTGTGGAAACGATACTACCCAACCAACTCCTATAGCTCCAGCATTTAGCAAATGAACATGTATTTGTGCAAGCTCTTGTCTTGGAAATGGCCAACCGCCAGATTTAAAAATATCTTCTTGCGTTATATTTAGAATTGCAAAGTTGCCACTAGGCTCATATTCTTTAACAAAAGCATCAAAGGTTTGTAGTTTTAAGATCTGTAAAGGATATGACTGAAATACTAATGGCAACAATAGTATTATAAATACTGTGAATATTACCTTTTTCATCCAGAACTTTGTTTTATAGTTATAACCGATGAAGATGTGCCATTGATTTGAACTGTTTTTGTAACTCCGTCTTGTATAAAGATAACCGTGTAAGAATCATCACCATCCACTAAAACTTGCGCGTTTTGATTAACCATACGCATTAGCTTTACTTGGTTGCCTTGAATAATCGTTGTAATCTGTGTTTCTAGGTCTTGCCCAAAGTTAGTGCCTACTAGCTGAATACCGTTAGAAAAGTTAGTTAGTTGGTCTTCTTCCTCCTTTATGCCTAGCTCATCTAATACGTCTAATAGGTTTTCAAAAAAGTCTGTCGCTAGATAATCTATATCTAGCTCTGAAAAAGACATGTCCTCTTCCTCTTCCAAAAAGTCTTCTGCTAGCGCATCTATTTCCAAATCTGTAAATTCCAAATAATCTGACTGTTCGCTCTGTTGTTGTTCCTCATTGATGACTTCTTCTTTAGGTGGAGAGACAATAAGCATGTTGTCAATAAAATTAAGATCTATGTCTAAAGTTATTGGTTTAGTTGGTGCTTTCTCATACATGGAAGTGGTGGTCGCCTGATAAGGTTGATTAAGTAAAGTCTGCCCAGCTGCGGTTTGCACCACAATCTCACCGCTAGCATTACCAAATTCATCCGGGAGTAAAATTACGAGTGCCTTGCCTAGAAGATCAACGGAACACACAAAATCTGTGCCTTGCACAAAAATTTGTGAAGTGGGTGTAGATAGCGTAATGTTTTTCTTATTTAGTTTATTTGCGTTACCACTGATAAACCGTATTGTGCCACTAGCAAACTGTAAAGCCATTTTAGATTTATCGGGGTTACTATTAAAGACATATTCGTCTATAAGAAGATTGCTATGCTCTGTAAGCTTTACGGTAGATTCATCAAGGAATGTAATTGCAATGCGGCCAGCAGAAGTTTCGACATTATCTAAAGAGTTAATGTCAAAATCTAACTCAGCAGCAAAAGTCTCGTCTCTTACAACTCTGCCGTATCCTGTTAATTCAGTAATATCTCCTATCGCATCAGCATGAAGTGGTGGTGCCACCATCATTTTGAACGACGCAAATATTAGAATTTGAAGAATTAGTTGAGATGGATAACCAATCACGAGCTAAAGTTGAAGATTGAGTGATGTCTAGCGTGTTATTGCTGCCATCAAGATCTAAATTAAAATAACCAGAATCAGATGCTGTAGTACCAGAGTATCCACTAGCAGTAAAATTTATTGTGTTAGTGCTGCCGTTTATGTCCATATAGTTGACTGCGTTTTCATAATCTATATCAAAGTCAAACACGTTAGAATCGCCAGTGATAATCCAATCTAAATTAAGATAGGAAGAGTCAGCGTTTTCTGCTATTTTAATATCTGCCTCATTACTAGATCCTGTAACATCAATATTCAGGTCAACATAATCAGCTGTAATCAAGCCTGTAGAGTTCATTAACAAGTCCCAAACATTGTTATCGCCATCAAACTCAAAAAAACCAGTAAAGTTATCGCCGTCAATACCGTCAGATCTAAAAACGTTTGAGGATCCTATTTGATTGATGTCAAGTGTCATTGACACACCATCGAGGTCAAGTGCGGTCATCGAGGTTGTAGTGGCGCTAGTGCCGCCGATAAGGTTTGAAGAGCCAAGCTGTTCTAGATCTATAGTAGCTGAATTCCCAGTTTGCTGTACAAAGATTTCGTTGTCTGCAAAAACAGTTGTGCTAAACAATAAAAAAAACAAGAGTTTATTCATCATAATATTCCCAAAAATTTCGTTCGCGCCCTTGTTTTACAATATCTACGATACCAATTTCTATAGCTGATTGCAAAGCGATGGACTTACTTTCGTTCATAGCGTTTCCTGTTTCAAACTCTATTAGTTCTGTAGAGTTATTAGTAAACCTAAATACATCGCTTGAAATACCGACTGATAAAATAGTCCTAGTCGTCAAGTTTTCTAATAAGATCTCGCCAGTGCTAACGGATACAACTCTTATTGAAACCAAAACAGTATCCTCCCGGTATTGTTTAGATCTGCCGATTCCAAGCGTTCTGGCACCCGCGCCTCCTGTGCGTAGATTTGTGTTGTAATCTACAATACCGCCTTCGATAATGAGGCCAGCGAAGAGTAACGGTAGTTGTTCTGTTTCATCCTCAAACTTCTCACGAGTCGATCTAATTATTTGGCGCTCACGAGTGATGTGATCTATATTTACGCGTTCGACCACACGAAAGAAACCAGATTGTTTTAAAGCTCTTATTAGATAAGTCTCAGGTGCTTGCGTCATGGCTGTACTAAAATTTGCATAACCGTCTACTGATTTTCTTTGTCCAGTAAAGTCGCCAAACTTATAAACAGCAACTATGGGTTGATCTTTAGGTTTAGGAATATTAAGTATTTCTTCCGTTATCGGTAGATTAATAAAAGCGTCTTTGGAAAAACATTGAGCTTTGCCAACGATGGAGACAAGATCTTTGTAATCTCCTTCGGGATTAGTCAGACATGGTGATATTAATTTAGCGTGCGAAGTGCAACTAATTACCAAAACCAAAGTCGCCGATTGGTACAATAATTTCAGTAGTCGTGCCATCTAAAGTGTTAAAAATAGTTAGGGTTATGTAAGTCCCGTCGCTGGACCAGCTGATTATGTTATCAAATAAAGTAAAAGATCCTGTCGTCTCTGGATTCTCACCAAATAACTGCTCTACGATCTGTCTGCTGATTTGTGCAAAGATGCGTGATTCGAGGTTTTTGGTGAATCTAGAAATCACTGAGTTTTCCTCATCTCTCTTTCTTTGTTCTTCCAAGGCCTTCAGGTCAGCTTTTAATTGTTCTTTCCGTGAAAATTCTTGTTGCTCAATCGTAAGATAGTGTGCTGAGGTGCCAATACCACTGAAAGAAGGAGATTTAAAATTAAATTTAATTTCGTCTGCTTTTACATTTATGGCTAAAATACCTACAAATAAAACTGACGCCCAAATAATAATAATTTTGTAATGTAGTGGTAGCTTAATCTTTTCTTTGGTCATCTCTATTTGCCTTTGCCAACCTATCTGTATGCATAAGCTGGGGTACTCCTAGTATAGTCTTTAGTAAAGTGTCTTGTCTAATGATCTCATTGTCTACAGATCTTACTCTGTCGATAAGCGCAACCAGGATACCGTGCTGAGAATCAAGCTTTTGACCTAATCTTTGTTCTATCTCTGATATTTGTGCTGATACTTTTTCATCCAAAACATCTACTTTGGTTTCCATGCCGTCAATGATTTTATTGATAAGTTTCCAAATAAAAAGACCAAGACCAATAGCCGCGGCTATAGGGAAGCCAACTTCGTTAATTAACTGTACAACTGAGTCCATTTAGATGAACTCCGCTATAACTATCGCTCCGACAATAAATGGATAAACGGCCCAAATCATATTCTCTAGTTTATCGAACCGCTTTGAGCCTTCTTCAAGACGCCTATCAATGCTTTTGTACAGAACCTTGCACTCTCTTTCGTGTGATTCAATAGCTTTAATTGCGTCTTTAACTGTTGCCATTATGTTTTCTTTTTCTTCACTCTTTTTGTTGTGTAGGCTTCATTGACATCTGGTGTAGATTTATCATCTGCCACATAACGACCTTTTTTAGTTCTAGCTCTTACTTTTACTTTTTCAGTGCCAGTAACTTTGTCCCATAGATTACTAAAAAATTTCATATTATTTTTCTCCCTCAGACTCATCGTCTGATAACACTTCCTCAGCTTGTTCTTTAACAGAGTTAAGCAATGAGGTTTCAAAAACATTAAGACCAGCATTTACCTGGTCAAGTTGATATTGCAGTCTTGCTCTTTGGTTTCTAAGATCTATAACATGCGAGTGTATGTATTGTTGTTGTTCTGATAAATCACTTACTTTAAACTCTTTATCGTCCAGCACAACTACTGGTTCTTTATTTTTATTCGTCGCCATAAAATTCTCCTAAAAAATTAACTATTTGAACTAATATACGCTTTTCCTTTAGTAATTGCATTAGAACAATCAGTTTTTTTACTGCTAGATGAACCTTTAACATTAGGTGTATCATCATCACTATCAACTGGTTCATACAATAAAATGATCTCTAAATGATCTACGTTTCTTTGTACCAACTCGTTTATTTCAGACTGCGACAGTCCTTCACATGCTGGCACGCTAGACGCATCTGCATCTACACTATCTATTAACGCAACGCTATGTAATGCTGCATCTAATACTTCTGTTACTGTTGCCATATTAATCCTCCTTTAAGGTTTGTATTTCGGCTTTTAATTCATCTACCTGGGTAGATAGTTCTTGTACTGCTTTGACAAGCATAGGAACAAACTTTTCATAGGTCAACCCATATTGTTGACCATCCTCACTAAGGGTAGTTGTAAGATTTGTCTTATCAGCTATATTATATCCATACTCTGATTCTAGTTTTTCAACATCTTGAGCAAGAAACCCTACATCTAACCAATCTTCTTTATGTGAGCCATCTGGTACAACGTCATTAAACTCTTCACCTTTTTCTACATATAAACTTCTTTTATCCCATTTATATGTCACAGGTTCTAATTTATTAACAAAGTCTAAACCCATTTTCATTGGGGTTACATCTGTTTTATCTCTTTTATCAGACGCTACTGTAAAACTTACTTGTATGTGGGCGGCTGAAATATTTTCATCACCTAAAACAAGAATCCCACCTGATGTTGTGACGTTACCTCCAGGGCTTCCTGTAATACCTGCGTCACGACCTAAAAATACATTATTACTAGCAGAGGTTGCGTTTGCTCCTGCTTGATGTCCAAAAGCTGTATTTGAACCACCTGTACAACTTGTTAATGAAGAAACACCAACTGCTGTGTTGTTAGCACCTGTTTGGTTTGCATCTAAAGCTGCGACACCCATAGCAGTATTAGCAGTTCCAGTTGTGTTAAGTTTCAACGCATTTTGTCCTACAGCTGTATTATCATTAGCAGTGGTATTAGCAGATAATGAATCTTCACCCACTGCTGTATTTCCAGCACCTGTGGTATTAGCATCAAGTGACCTAGCACCGACTGCTGTATTAAATGAACCTGTAGTGTTTGCTTTAAGTGAATCATAACCAACAGCTGTGTTGTCTGATGCTGTTGTATTTTGTTGTAATGCACTTTGACCGACAGCTACGTTGTTATCACCTGTAGTATTACTCAATAAAGACTCTCTACCTACACCTGTATTTTCATCTCCTGAACTATTTGCTTCTAATGCCCTATATCCTGCAGCTGTGTTAAAAGAACCTGTAGTATTAGATTCTAAAGATTCAGAACCTAATGCTGTATTTTCAACACCTGTAGTAGTTGCATTTAGTGCATGAAAACCAACTGCTGTGTTGTTCAAATTTGATGCTGAGGCAGGTTCTTGTGCTGCTAGTGCAGCATATCCAACTGCTGTACTTCTACTACCATCTACGTTAGTAGTAAGAGAATTAGTACCTACTGCTACATTATATTGTCCTACAGTATTTGCATCTAAAGCATCTCTACCTACAGCAACATTCTCAGCTCCTGTTGTGTTTGCATTTAAAGCGTTATAGCCAACTGCTGTATTGCTTGATGCTGTTGTATTTGAAGTAAGTGAAGCTTGACCTAAAGCTGTATTAAATGAACCTGTTGTATTTGCATCTAAAGCTGTACTTCCTGCAGCAGTATTACTAGCACCAGTAGTATTGGCTTGTAAACATTCTCTTCCTACTGCTGTATTGTTAGCTCCAGTAGTGTTTAGAAAAAGAGCTCGATAACCTAAACCTGTATTATTAGATGCTGTGGTGTTTTGGTTTAAAGACTCCCTTCCTACAGCTACATTGCTTGTACCTGAGGTGTTGCTATAAAGACTTTGATAGCCCATTGCTGTATTGTTAGCAGCTTCATTTACATAAAGGGCATAGCCACCAACAGCTGTATTAGCACCTGTAGAAACATTAGAACCTAATGCATGATAGCCTATAGCTACGTTTAAGTCGCCAGTTGTATTAGCGTCTAGTGCTAAAGAACCTAGTGCTGTATTTTGAATACCTGTAGTGTTTGCTTCTAGAGTATCACTACCAACTGCTGTATTATTAGAACCTGATGTATTAGATAATAGAGCTTCTCTACCAACAGCTGTATTAGAAGCACCAGTTGTATTAGCAGTTAAAGCTTTATAACCAACACCAACACCTGAGGTTCCTGATGTGTTTGCTTTTAGAGCTTCAAAACCTACTGCTGTAAGATTTGAAGTTGTTGTGTTAGTTGATAATGCATTTTTACCTACTGCAACAATACTATTACCTGTAGTGTTTGCTGCTAAAGAAGATTTACCAACTGCTGTGTTGTCTGAAGCTGTAGTATTAGCTCCTAACGCATTATCACCAACTGCTGTATTATTTGAACCTGTTGTATTAGCATCTAAAGAAGCATTACCTACAGCAGTATTTATAGCTCCTGTAGTGTTTTCACTTAACGAATTATAACCAATCCCTGTGTTTCCTGCTCCAGTTGTATTTGCATCAAGAGTTAAAGAACCTACTGCTGTATTAAAACTTGCTGTAGTGTTAGCTCCTAAAGAACTTTTACCTACAGCTGTATTTGAAGCTCCTGTAGTGTTTGCTAATAAAGCATCTCTTCCTAGTGCTGAATTATTATTACCTGTGGTATTTGCTCTTAAAGAATGTTTACCAACTGCTGCATTGTCATCAGCTGTATTGTTTTCTAAAGCTTCAACTCCTACAGCAACATTACCACTTTGTGTTGTAGTATCTAGTAAAGCTGCTCTACCTATAGCAACATTATCAGTACCAGTTGTAAGTTTACCTGCTGCCTCATATCCTAATGCTGTGTTGTTAGAACCAGTTGTAACAGCATCTGCTGCATTACCACCAAGAGCAGTATTTTGACTACCTGTAGTGTTTGCTGTCAAAGCACTTCTACCTACTGCTGTGTTATTAGCTCCAGTCGTATTTGCAAATAAAGTATTAGTACCGAGACCTGTATTGTAGTCAGCTGTAGTGTTTCCATTTAATGCTAATCTACCAACAGCTGTATTTTCGGTACCAGTAGTGTTTGATGCTAATGCTGATTTACCTACAGCTGTATTATTTGATGCTGTTGTGTTTGCTCCTAAGGCAGCCTGTCCTATTGCTACGTTATCAGAACCTGTAGTATTTGCATCTAAAGTTCTATAACCCATAGCTACGTTTGCTGATCCTGTAGTATTAGCATCCATACATTCTGTTCCAACTGCTGTATTGTTAGAACCTGATGTATTAGTATCTAGTGCTAAATAACCAACAGCTACGTTGTCGGATGCTACGTTTTGCTCTAATGCTTCAAAACCTACAGCTGTATTTCTACTTGTTGTTATGTTTGTTGTTAATGCTGCTTTACCTACTGCTGTGTTACTGCTACCTGTTGTATTCGCTATTAAAGTATTCATACCTATAGCTGTGTTAGAACCACCTGTCGTATTAACAGTTAATGCTTTTCTACCGAAAGCAGTATTAGAAACACCACTTGTTAAGTCATCAAAAACTTCAAAACCAAACCCTGTATTATTAGTAGCACTAGATAAAGTACCTGTACCTGCATCATTACTGATAAGCATACTTTCACTAAAGTTAGTAATATCAGAGGATATTCCTACGCCATTGATTGTATCTGAAAATGTAATTGCACCACTATCTGCAACTACTAGAGCAGTAGCATTATTTCCTACAACAGTAGTTGAACCACTTCTATAAATAATATTAGCACTATTAGCTTGGTTATTAACAGTATCTGTCATTACAATTCCACCAGTGCCTGCTTTTATATCATGGTTAAATATAGCAGTACCTGCATCTGACAAGTCAAGGGTAAGAGCAGTAATTAAACTTGCACCATCATAACCTTTAAATAATAAATCTTTATCTAGTGCTACTAATAATA